GATGGTGGTACCGCACAGGACATTGATACGACAGGTGCAATGAAATCGTATATGTCTGCTATCAGTCGTAACAAGGCGCGGGCCGAATAATATTATAAAACAGATGTAACTAATAATAAAGGAGAAACAAATGTTTCAAACAGAACATCTACAAGAAAAGTGGAAGCCAGTCCTAGAGCATCCTGATCTACCTCCAATTAAGGATGCTTATAAGCGGGCAGTTACCACTGTAATTCTTGAAAACCAAGAAGCAGCTATGAGAGAGGATCGATCTTTCCTTTCAGAAGCTGCTCCAGTAAACGCATCGGGTGGCGGACAGATGGATACTTGGGATCCGATCCTAATTTCCCTCGTTCGGCGCGCAATGCCTAACCTTATCGCATACGACGTATGTGGTGTTCAGCCAATGACAGGTCCAACTGGTCTTATCTTCGCATTGCGCTCTTCATTCACCTCTCAGGATGGTGCTGAAGCTCTCGTTGATGAGTCAATGCCTGATATTTCTAATCAGAACGCTGCCGGCACTATCGGTGGTGGTGATGTTGGTGCAACCGAGACTAACCCTGCTGTTCTAAATGACAGTCCTTCTGCTGGTACATATGTAAGTGCAACCGGCATGACGACTGCTCAGTCAGAAGCTTTGGGTGATACTACTACCAATGCTTTCTCAGAGATGGCATTCTCAATTGAGAAGACTACTGTTACCGCCGTAAGTCGCGCCCTAAAGGCCGAGTATACGATGGAACTTGCACAAGACTTAAAAGCAATCCACGGTTTGGATGCAGAGACAGAACTTGCTAATATTCTTAGTTCTGAAGTTCTTGCTGAAATTAATCGGGAAGTTGTTCGTTCTCTGTATGTTACTGCTGTCAAGGGTGCTCAGGTCAATACGACTACTGCTGGTATCTTTGATCTTGACACCGACTCAAACGGTCGTTGGAGTGTTGAGAAGTTCAAGGGTCTTATGTTCGCTATTGAGCGTGATGCTAATGCTATTGGTCAACAGACTCGCCGCGGCAAGGGTAATATGCTGATTGTATCAGCTGATGTTGCTTCTGCTCTTAGTATGGCTGGTGTACTTGATTACACTCCTGCTCTTAATAACAATCTTAATGTTGATGACACCTCCACTACTTTTGCTGGTGTTATGAATGGCCGGTTCAAGGTTTATGTTGATCCGTATTCTGCAAATGTTGCTGCAAGTCAGTATTATGTTTGCGGTTATAAGGGCACTTCACCTTACGACGCTGGTTTCTTCTACTGCCCATACGTTCCTCTACAGATGGTCCGTGCGGTTGGTGAGAACAGCTTCCAGCCTAAGATTGGTTTCAAGACTCGTTACGGAATGGCTGCTAACCCATTTGCTGCATCTGGTGCAACTGGTGCTGGTGTCGCAGTTAATACTGACGCATCTCTTGATGCAAATACCAATGCTTGGTATCGCAGAGTCAAAGTAACAAATCTCATGTAGGATTTGTTTCTAACAAGAAACTTGACTACAAACTTAGGGGGCACTTTCGGGTGCCCCCTTTTTTATCTTTGTATAAATCGTTCGACACAATAACCTATATATGGTACAACATAATAACCGATGATTTACACGACATGAAAACCTACAGGAAGCACGGAAAATTATATGATGACAGATTTGCCTTCAATATGGTCATGGTACCATTTACCAGCATTTAAAATTATAGTGGGATTATTGATATTTTATGTTGGGCTTAAAATGTTTGCTGGCGGTATGAAGTCACTAGGACATGTTGAACAATTAACTCCATTTATTTCTAATCCATATTGGATGTTTTTAGGCGGTATTTTTTGTACCCTTTTATGGCAATCCAGTTCTCTATCCACCACCGCAATTGTAGGTTTAGTTGCAAGTGGTGTTCTTCCATTACCTTCTGCAATCGCTGCTATACTAGGAGCAAATATTGGAACAACCGGGACCATATGGTTATCCGGTATTTTTGTATCCGATGGTTTTCCTAAAGGAGATACATTAAAAATAGCAATAGCACATACTGGTGTAAATGTATTGATGGCGATATCTTTATTACCATTTATTCATCATATATCAAGATTTTTAAACAGATTTTAATGAAACATCTGATTTCAATTTCTAACCTAACTAAAAAAGAAATTGAGATTCTATTCTATCGTGTAGAGGATATAAAGCATAATCCCAAACAATTCCGAAATTATCTAAATAATAAAATTCTAACAAACCTTTTCTACGAACCATCAACCAGAACATCCTCCTCTTTTGCTGCGGCCATGTATAAACTTGGTGGCGAAGTTATATCTATCAATGATGTTAATTATAGTAGTGTTGCAAAGGGAGAAAATTTGCGGGACACTATTCGCACGATGGGTTGTTATAGTGACATAATTGTGTTACGATCACAAAATGCAGGCGATGCTAAGATAGCTTCAGAGGTAAGTGAAGTTCCTATTATCAATGCTGGTGACGGGAATGGAGAACATCCTACACAAACCTTGTTGGATTTATATACCATTTATGAGAAGTTTGCTAGAATAAAGGACTTGACAATTACCTTTGTTGGTGATATAATCAATAGTAGAACAGTACATTCTCTTTCAAAAGTTTTAGAATCCCAGTGTGATGTGAACTATTGCGAAACTTATGATATTGATAAATTACCAAAATCCGATGTTTATTATTTAACCAGAGTTCAAAAAGAAAGAGGAAGTACAGGTTCATATCAATTAACAGAGGAACATGTAAAAGAAATGCCAGAGGAATGTATAGTAATGCATCCATTTCCCCGTAATGAAGAAATACCCAGCTGGTTTGATAGTGATCCAAGAGCTAAATATTTTGAGCAAATGAAAAATGGTCTATATATGAGAATGTCGTTACTTATGTCATATAAATAAGAGTATGGTAACAGCAACATCCCCATTAGCGCGACAACCAGATAAGTTAGATTACACCTCGCCTACACAATTTCGTTTTGGCATACATCAACTACCAAAAGTAGAATTCTTTGTGACAGCGGTGAATATTCCAGGCATATCTTTGGGCACAGCAACAGTAAGTACACCCTATAAGGATATTCCTTTGCCTGGAGAAAAGTTGGAATATGGTAACTTATCAATTGAGTTTTTGGTGGATGAATATCTAGAAAACTATATAAGTTTGCATAACTGGATGACAGGTCTTGGTTTTCCTCAAGATCGAGAGGAGTTCAAAACCTATAGAGATGTCACTTCTAACACCCCAGCGACCCCAGCAGGTGCAGCTCAATTTGATATTGGTAAAGTAGGGACAGCCACACCAGATCGCGCTATGTTCTCAGATGCTTTTATTATGATTCTGTCTAATAAGAATAATCCTATTTTAGAAATTACCTTTGAAGATATTTTTCCTGTTTCCATAGGAGATTTAGATTATAGTCAAGCCGCTACGGATGTAGAATATCTTACAGTAACATCAGAGTTCGCATACAAAATATACACAATGACAGCATTATAACTTAATAACAATGGAAGATTATGAATTTAAACCAATTGAAAAATGAAGCAAGACAAGACTTACCTATAATAGATCAAGAACACCTAGACCAAGAAGGATTTAAAAATCAAGTAATCTCGCCTAAATGGTTAGATTATAGGACTAGGTTTAAGAGCTTACTGATAAAAAATAAAGGTGAGTATCAGAGATTATATAGACAAAAATGGGAATATTATGGCGGTAAGTCTGACGCAAAGGTTTATGTTGCAAAACCATTTGATCTAAAGGTTCTCAAAACTGATCTTCATATGTATATCACTTCTGATGAAGAAATCATATTACTAGCAGATAAGATTAGCTACTTGGAAACCATCCTTGAGTTTATTGATGGCATCCTGAAATCTATTGACAGACGAGGTTGGGATATTAAGAACGGCCAAGATTGGAAAAGATTTGAAGCTGGAATGCTACAATAATGGACACTGAAGATTATATTGGTTATTATAAAGATGTTGTTCCTCATTCTTTATGTTGGAATATAACAAACTATCGTTTTAATTTTCAACCATCAACATATTCAAGTCATAAAGGAAAAGCTGAAATTTCCAATGAACGAGTGCGTATGGATGAAGTGTGGATTAAAAATGGTAATGTTTGGTATAATGATATCAAAGCTATTTTTGAACACGCAATTAAAAAATATTCAGAAAAACATCTTCTTTTTAGTGTTCAACATATCACAGATTTTCGTATTAATCGTTATTTAAAAGGCGGTTTTATGTCAAGTCATGTAGATAACATACACCACAGTCATGGCCAGATATATGGATATCCACAAGCATCTGTGTTGTTATTCTTAAATGATGATTATAGGGGCGGAGAATTTGTGGTAGCAGATAAGATTTATCACCCCGAAAAGGGTTCAGCGATAGTCTTTCCTTCTAATTTTATGTTTCCTCATGAAGCAAAAAAAGTTACAAAGGGGATAAGATGGAGTATAATAGCATGGTTAATGTGAATAAAATAAATTTATTTCCGACAACAATTTATTCTTTTAAGACTGAAATAACAAATGAACAGAATGAAGAAATGATAGATCATATTTATGATAAATTTGAAAACAAATATATTGATGTAAAAACAAATGAAGGATTGCCTTTTGGTTTAGAACAAGGAAAAGATAATTTACATAGGGAACCTTGTTTTACACCATTGGTAGAGATTGCTAAAGCAATTAGTTCAAATATTTTTGTACAAGAAGGTTATTTGAGTCAGGAGCTCGAGATAACCCAGATGTGGGCAAACAAACAAGAAGATGGCAGTATACATCCCCCACATACACATGCTAATAGCTTACATTCTGGCATATATTATTTAAAAGCAAG